GGTTCGTTCCGGAACACTCCGGCAAAGCCAACAGTTTGGTATCACAGTGGCGCTTACACAGGCCACGGCCAGCAGACACCTAGCTCTGTCGTACGTTCGCTAGGACTCTTTACACTGCTTCTGACTTTACCCGTAGACGACGAGCATGAATTTAGTCCCTTCATTCAGGGATCCCGCGCTAGTCACGCGATCTCGTTTAAGAGCGGTAAAGCCCTCCTATATTCTGGTAATATGGCGTCCGGCCGAAGCCCTCTAAGCACACTACCTATCCTAGGATGTCTCATCTACTAGCCTGGAGTCATACAGGCCAATCTCCCAAATACAGCCGGCCCACCGCCTCACAGTCTCGACAAGGGTAAACAATCGACCCCGGTCAGGAGAGAGACGGTGGGAGAAAAATCACGCCGGACTTTTCCTACTTCTACGACGCGAGGGCGTCTAGTGAGGAAAAGGTGGTCGTCAAACCACTTCCCACGAGTGCACCCCGAAAACAAATCCGGGAAGGCCTTGCAAACCTCGTACAAGGACCTCGGCCACACAAAGGCCCACTCGTAGCCATCCCAGCGGAATTTTCTCAGGAAAATTTGAGGATCAGTTCTTCTTTGTAGTTCCTTATAACTACGTCGGTCAAGTTTCCGTTCATGGGCTATGACCCCCACTCCCTTCCACTTTTCTGTATTGTCACGCTGCGTCCGAGCCGCAGCACGAGTAACAAAAACGAAGAACCGACTTCGTGGAGGCGGTCCTATCAACATAGGCACCCCTCTATCCACTCCCTTCTCCAGCGTTGGAGCTCCGCCCAACATGGCGGCCGCCCGAAACCACCGCTTCTTCACGAGTTGACCTCGCCAAAAGGGTCCCAGAGAACCTAAATCCTCTAGCACTCCCCGAAGGGAGATTTCATGCCGCATCATACGAATGACCAAACTAACATGGTCACGCATGAAGCCCCGCATACCCACAATGACGGATCGCAACATAGATCCTGGTTCGGACCTGGGAGGTCGGAGAAAACCCAAGGTAGCCTTAGCCACCATGACACGGCCCGAGACGTCGTAGGATTGGCTGTTGAGTTCCAACCAACGACGCGAGCGACCTGTTTTCTCTTCATTAACGACAAGACCGTACGCGCTGGTGATGGACCGCCAAGTTCCGAAGAACTCCGAATCACCGCAGAACATACAATCGTCGCCGTTGAACCTCCCTATCCGACTCCTATCCCGACGGTCACGGACATCGCAAGCAATGTCGAAGCAAGCCTTATTGAGAAGACACAATAATGGGAAACTGACTAGATTCCCCATCATTGAGCCTCTTTTGATCGGGTGAAACACACCCGATCGGCTTCTCCACCGTAGGTTTCGGAAGCTACCTACCAAAATGTCCCGTTCCAAACCGGATAGCTCGGGTGACTTCGAGATTTCATCGACAATTACGTCGACCGTCTCGAGATAGATTCGATCCGTCGCAGCCTCATAGTCGCCGCTAATGAAAGATTCCGTCTCTCGAAGATCACGTGAGACAATCTCAAAATCCTCCTTTCGTACGTCTCCCCTCACACACCAGCCGAACGCTGTAATGTGGTTATAGAGGGCGTTATGAACAGGAGTTAAGACGCGCTTAACCTCTGCGGATTGCATCGTAACAACCCGAAACTTTCCCTTCGTCTTGGCCACTCCGCGCCTAACCGCGCTCCAATCGCCGGAGCAATCTTCATCGCGCGTAGCCATCGTGCCACCAAACTTCCGTTCAGTCTCATAACACCCCTGTTGATCAGGGACGTATTCGCCGAGGACAGGTTCCTCTTCATTCACCCTTGCGGCAACGAGCCGCTTCCCCCACCCAGATATCAACTCCCGCACTTTCATCCGAAGACGAAAGAGCTGGAAAATATCAGGCTTAGAGGACTCGGGAACGTCCTTAGCGACGTGTTCGGCCCAAGCCCTCCTCGCGACATCAGACGCCTTCTGATCACACGGTCTACAAGGGGCATCGAACAGCCTCTTGCACGACTTGAGAAGCATGCTAAGCCTCTTCTCCCGTCTCGCGTGCTTGAGATTACGTTCCAGTAATCTAAGCGTCCACTCCTTCCACCAGAGCGTCATGCCCGGGCAATCCACTATCCCCTTGGGGACAGTAACGTCATCTGGAGTCACGAACTCCATAGAGATGACAGAGATTGCGCGGTTTAACGCCTTCTCGAGAGACCCTGCTGCAGGACAGCGGGCGGGTGGGGCTTCCTCGAAAGTACCCCCCACTCTCAAAGATCGTAAGCGAAAGAGCCTACGGATCGGTTGAAGCTGG